CTCATCAAGAGGTGAATAGGATCGTTAAGATCCAATCGGAGGAAATTTGTATCGTCAAAACAATAAAAAAAGAATAGGTTTTACCCCACCCTATTTAAATAGTTTAGACAACCGTACAAATATATGTAGTTTATTCTGCATCAGAATCTGATGACGACAAGGGGTCTTAGGACTAACTATCCGAAGACCAACAAGTCGTAAAAAACCACAACATTTGTTAATCAAACCAAAAATAGAGGCGCCACCCCAATGAAGAGTGGCAATACTACGGTCCCGGTAAAGATGGGATCTGGATTGATAGACGGTGTTATGTGTTCATTTGAAAATTTATTCCAACAAAGGAGTTATTTTTCAGGTGAACATAAGTTGGATAGTGTTTTACTTTCTTTGATCCACTTAAGTGAATCATGCATAGAATGTACTTCGCCTTTAGGACGAACCATTCTAGTGTGTGAAAAAAGCTTAGTAGCTCAAATCAAAAAGAAAAACACAGGTAAAGATTTATTTGCCATGTATGGAAGAGTAAAAAGTTCTCGTAACTTTGATCTCTATAAATTCATGGTAGATAATTCTTTACCGGTTGACAGAATACATGGAGTGTATCCGTTAGTCTTTCAAGACTATAGACGGGTACTCCATGTACTCAAGATGAGTTGGGCATTTTATCTAACTCTTCGAATGCATAGTTTATCTGGAGATTGTTCTAAGTTTCCTGAAAGATTCCGTAATGGAATTTTCAAGAATACAAAGAAAAATCTCCTAACTTGCATTTATAATCATCTTTATGTTTCATTGAAACAACAGAAGATTACCGAAGAAAAAGATATTATTAAATGCCTTAAGAACTCATTGTGTTTTCATGTAAGTGAATCATTAAAACAATCTGAACTTCCTGATGGGAAAAGAATTAATCTTATCCCTATGAAACTTCGAGGAAAGTTGTGTAAACTTGGATTGGACCAACGGGTCCAATTCTTCTTTTCACTACTCCAATCGAAGGCTCTATGTCAGGAAGTTCCCGAGAGTTTTATTTTAGATACGTTGATTAAACATCGACAACAATTATCGTCAGAATCTGCACCAGTGTCTTCAGACACTATGCAATTTCTTCGAGAACGTGGTCGATCCTTTGGAAAGTTAGTAGCTAAATACTACAAACCAAACAAAGGGTTTTCACCAACAAACAAGGCAACTTTTGCATTCCCCCGTGGAAAGGGAGGTGTAAAAGGAGATCTTGTGTATCAAAATATACTCTCAAACCATACACTTGACTCTGATCCTACGGATCGTATGGAGCCATTTGTAATAGGATTGTTTGGACAACCCGGAATGGGAAAAAGCTCTTATCTTCCAAATCTTTTGAAAGAATTGAGTTCCCTTTTTCCAGGTGTCCCTCGTGATTCTCTAACTTACTCTAGATCTTGTAACGTTGAATTTTGGGATGGTTATAAACACCAACCCATTGTGATACTAGATGATCTTGGTCAAAGCAAAGAAGGAAAAGATATTAAGGAATTCCAAACATTGGTTTCCTGTAATTCTTATGTCCTTCCTATGGCTGACCTATCGGATAAAGGAACAATGTTTTGTTCTCCGATAATCATCTGTACTTCAAATTTACAATATGGATCTGACCTTTTCATTACTTATAAAGATGGTAATGGCATTATAGATGATGCAAGTTTCTGGAGACGATTTCATGTTCCCCTCTATGTTGAGGATAGAACACTTTATCGACTCTGTGAAAAAGCAAATTTTATACGCCATGAAAATCTTTTAATGAGAAAAGGTATTAGTAAGTCAAGCCATGCTATTCGAACAATGGATAATAGTGAACAATACTTTAATAGAAAAACTGTTTTTGCAGTTAAACAAAAAGGTACTGAAAGCTATAAACAAGGAATCTGGGAGACATGCACGGATGCATATCTCTCAAACCTTGTTCCAATGTTCAAGGATAGAAGGGCTTATCATGAAAACATACGTAACGATTGGGTGCAAGAGATTGATAAAACAATTGAAACTCCTCTTTCAAATATCGCAAGCGATTATTTTAAAGAGGTTATCAATCCTCATCTTCCGAAGTCACTTGGCTTCAATATAGATGAGATTAATCAATCTTGTTCACACTCTCTTAGGTTCTCTTCTAGACCTCCATCTGGACCTCTTCCCGTTAGGGTTGAGCCCGTTACGGAGCCTCTAAAAGTAAGAACCATTACTGCCGGTATTGGACAAACTTTTAGTCTAAAACCTCTTCAACGTGCCATGTGGCATGCTTTAGGGGAAGAAGAACAATTTTGTCTTACTCACGGAACCAACAATTTGGAAACAGCTATTGATAAAATTTATCAAAATAGTGAATCCGATGATGTTTGGATTTCCGGAGATTATACCGCAGCAACGGATTCCTTTCCATTAGAAGCCACTAGGGCTTTAATGGAAGGAATTCTTGAGAGTATTGAACACGAACCAACTAAGAGATGGGCGATGAAAGAAATTTCTCCACATTTATTAGTCTATCCTGAGGATTCTGGTTTAGAACCAGTAATCCAAAGGTCTGGACAATTAATGGGGAGTTTTCTCTCATTCCCTCTTCTTTGTTTACTGAATGATTGTACTGCTCAGTCTATCGGTTTGAAATCTTCCAAATATTTAATAAATGGAGATGACATTCTGATGAGAACTACAGCAGATAAATACGAATCATGGAAAGAAAAAGTTCATGAATTTGGACTTAAGCTTTCAGCAGGAAAGAACTATATCCATTCTGACTTTGGCACTGTAAATAGCCAAATGATCAAGAAAGGAAAAGTTCTTTTCTCTGGTAAACAGAAAGTGTTGGATCGTAGAGCACACATTCTAGGTGAATGTCTACGTGACTTGGAGTTAATGATGGACTCTGATAGTCCCGATGAAGTTCATGAATTGTTTAAGACGATTAATCGTCAAAAACTTTCAAGAACAGTTCGATCAATCAGAGTTCCGGTTTCTCATGGTGGTCTCTCCTTAAAATGGGGAGAAGCACCTTTGGACGCCAAATCAAAAAGAACAGAGATTCTCTGTTATCTTTATGATATGATGAACAAAATGGAACCGGAAAAGGGACACATATGTGTTCCCTATCTTTCTAATCAACAACTACAAGTAGAAAAGATAGAGGAAATGGATAGAGCCTTTAATCAGGCTGTTTCCACTAAGGAGTACCATGAAGATCTTCTCTCGGTACAGGGGTTACAAAAATGCGTTAAACGTATTCAGAAACATCCTGAACTTCGAGAAAAGTTCTTAGGTTCGGAGATCGAGAATCTCCCTCCTTTAAATTTCCTTCATTCTTTTCAAATTCCATTTAAGGATGAAAAGATTCTAAAAGAGATTCAGGCATCAATTGATACCTTGTTTCTTAAGAATTTTTTAAATCCTAATTTGGAATTCACGTATGATGACTTTCTAAGTCAATTCATTCATAGTGTCAGAGGAATCGGTTCACAATGTGAAAAGAAGTTAGACTTCTTTATACATGTACTGGATTTGAATTTAAAACCAGACTACCTTACTAAGGTAGTCTCTGGTTATAAAGTTCAAGATTTCAGTAGTGAAACTTTTTCCAAAGATCTAGGAACGGCATTGAAGCCGAAAGAATTTAATCTCCCACCTTGCGAGTTTAATGGTGATCTATCACTTGACGTTACAACTAGTTATAACGTTATGATTAATCACCTCGCAGTGAGAGAGGAACTTCTTTTGAAGAACTTAGAGACGTTTGGTACTACGTAAAGGTACCATCTGTCAATCGATGAAATATCCAATTCCACCGATCTATAACATAATATATTAACAACCAGTTTCGGCTGGGGGCTTTCCAGGAAGTCAAGTTATGTTACAATTGCATTACCTTTCCTTATATAGGTTCTAAAAATGTTTAGACGATATAGTCCGTAGATATATACGGGTATCGTTCTTTAACATTTAAAGAATAATAGAAGGGCTAGTGCAGCATAGGACCG